GCTACAAGGGCGTTAATCGAGCCACCTCTCGTGAAGATTGTGCATACCTCCTGAAGAAAGAAGGTTATGCAACGGATCCCATTTACTCACAAAAACTAATTCGATTGATGGAGCAACATGAGTAGCACTACTTACAACATTACCCCCGGTCGGTATTCTAAAGACCTTCCTGTTACTACTAAAGTACATTTTAAAAGCTCAGCTAACAGCACTAACGCTACTTCTGTAAAGAATAGCCCTGGTACTGTCTTTAACCTTATTATCCATAACACCCATAGTGGTGGTGGTAGTGGATCAGCTATTGCATTTAGACTGTACAACAAAACTACTGCTCCTGTTGTAGGTACAGATGTACCGATGATTATTATTCACGTACCTTCTGGTAACTCTAAAGAGATTAACTTTACTAGTGGTATTACCTTTACCGATGGTATTGCATATTCTATTACTGGTGGTGATTCACTGTTGGATGCAACTGTTGTAGATGCTGACGGTGTGCAACTTTACATGGGTTATGTCTGATGATTGAAGCAGGTGTAGCAGCAGGTATAGCACTTCTTACTGCCATTATCTCAGTTCATAGTCGTCTTCATAACAAGATTAGCGAAGTCGATAGTCGTGTTGATCGTATTGAATTACGTGTAGCTGAGAACTATGTCCAGAAGCAAGAGCTATCTACCGCTCTTCAAAAGATGGAGGACCACATGATCCGCATCGAAAATAAGTTAGACCAAATCGTATTAAGAAATGGCTAAAAACAAAGCAACTGAGGACATGTTTAATGACCTCCATAATCTTGTCACACAGGAGCTACTTAATCGGATTAAATCCGGTGAAGCTTCTACTGCTGATCTAAAAGCAGCTTGTGATTGGTTGACTAAGAATGATATCAGCGGGGTTGCTTATGATGGTAACCCTCTTGATAAGTTAGCTAATGTGATGCCAAAGATTGACCCTGAATTAGTACAACGGAGGCTTTATGGCAAGTCGCACGTCTAACTACTATAAGAAGAATCCTAAGGCACGTGCTAAGCGTCTTAAGCAACAAGCTAAGTACAATAAGACGACTGATGGTCTAAAGATCCGTACAGACGCTAACAAACTAAATAGGAAACTTGGTACATACGGTAATGGTGATGGGAAGGATGCTTCCCACACTGGACCTAATAAGGGGAGGCTTGAGTCCCCTAAAACTAACCGTACCCGACCACGAATGGTTAAAAAATACGCATCATGACTCCACTGCTACCCTCTCCTGATCACTACCTTTACAACTTGATTACGATGACAAGTCCTGAAGCTAAGCGCCTCTGGAGGCGTGCCATCAAAGAACACTTCAACTGCACTTGTGCATATTGCGGAGAACACTATGACATTAATCAACTTACTCTTGACCACGTTCGTCCTAAGTCTATGGGCGGAGAAGATCTTACAAGTAACCTGGTACCAGCCTGTCAAAAGTGTAATCAGGATAAAGGAAGTAGCAACTGGCTCCAATGGATGCGTAAAACATTCGGTGTAACACCAAGGGAACAATTCATTCTATCACACATTAACTAACTATGGAAAAGAAGAAGTCAGTCAAAGATACGCTTGCTGAAATTAAGATGATGCGTAAAGCATCTGAAAAGCGTCAGGCAGGTAAGAACACCACTTCTGAAGACATCAAAGCACGCATGGAAAAGCGTGATATGGATAAAGCGAAGCAGGATCTCAAAGCTCAAAAGAGAGACGCCCGTAAGGCTGGACGTAAGTTTTCTATGCCAAAGGATAAGCCTCAGGAACAAGCCCCTAAGAAGGCTCCCCGGCGTCGTCCTACGGGTCGTGAGGAGATGATTGCTCAACGCTACATGGATAATGAGAAGCGTAAGAAGGACGGTGGATCCAGCGTTGTAGGGAGCTAAGTAATGGCTCCTAAGAAGATGCCAAGCAGAAGGATACCTGCTAGTCGTAAGCAGGGTCGTGGTATTAATAAAATTCTTCGAGAGGGTACATTTACGACTACTGATCCTCAAGGGCAAATTAACGTATTACGGCAATATCAAGATGCTGGTTACGTACCACCTCAATACAGCACACCCAGGGAGGTATCTGACGCTGTAATCAAAGAGATGGCTAATGGTAACTCAAAAAGGGAAGCGTTAGCTAAACTTGGTATTACACTTAGTCCTTCCTTTTTTAATAAAAAGGGTATTTTGATTGGGCGTCAATTTAGAGATGCTCAAAGTCCTGCGTTAGTTGAGGCTTGGAATCAAAGAACTGAGGGATTAACTGCTCAACAATTAAGCAAGCTTGAGGCTGCTGAGTGGGCTGATCTACAAAAATATTACCAAGAAGTTGGTAGGCGTCTTGGTATAAAACTTGATATTGGTCATTTTCAAACTTCTGCTTCTGGTTCTCCCGGTAATGTAGCAGCTGCTAGTGCAGAATATGCTAAAGCTAATCAAGCTGCTGGACGTAGTGCAGAAAACCCTCCTAGGCCACAAACTCGCTACGAAGAATTAAATATAGGAATGGCTACCAATAAAATAGAAGGTTTAAGTGAGGCAGCTAATTTAGCTTCAGATTTACCAACTAGAGGTGGTCTTAGGGGTTCTCCATTAAATCCGTTTATTTCAGTTTTGTTGGGAACTAATTTAAAAGGTCAAAGTTCTCGTTTTCTCCCTGAATCTAATCTTGAAGCTTTAAATTTTGAATTTGATAGACTTGAAAAGAAAGAGGGTTTAAATCCAGTAGCTATGTATGATTACATACTTGAACGTGCTGGTGAAAATATTAATATTGATGATATGGCGAAGGCAGGGTTAGAGGAGTACGATATCTCTAAATTCGCGCCTAATGTCTCTAATGCTAAAGCCGGACCACTTCGTACTGTACAGCCTGCTAATAAAGTAGGTACTACAGAGGGTGTTCCTAAAGGATTAATGCCCAAAGGAGTTACACCTACACCTACACCTACACCAACTCAATCAACAAATATACTTACACCTAGTCAATCCCGAGGTCAAAGAGCTGCAGCAATTGCTAATAGGGAACCATTACCTCAACCTAAACCTCAACCGGCTGCTAAACCTACAGCTAGTAAGCCTAATGTTATGCCTAAACCGGCTGCTAAACCAGCAGCTAGTACTACTAGTAGAAGGGGGAGTAGAACTGGACGTAGGGGGCAAGGTAGTACTAGAGGTGTTTCCGCTAGGTCTACTATTGAAACTAGGGATAGCAGACCATTATCTGCATTTAACCGTGGATCAGCTGCATACGGTGGAATAGAAAAACAAGCCCATGATTATGTTCAAGATCTCCCGGGCTATTCACCATTTCTATTGCGTCTAGCTGACTAACACCCCCTCAGAGACGTCTCTGTGCCCCTACAAGGCGTCTCGTTACTCACTTAGGTACATTCTATCGTATGGATACTTTAACAGCCCTTAGAGACGATTTTAAGATCTTCCTTCAAGCATTGTGGGGACAGCTTGACCTACCATCTCCAACCCGAGCACAATACGCAATTGCTGATTATCTACAACACGGTCCTAAACGACTACAGATCCAAGCCTTCCGAGGAGTCGGTAAGAGCTGGATTACTGGAGCGTTTGTGTTATGGACTCTCTTCAATAATGCAGAAAAGAAGATCATGATCATCTCCGCTTCTAAAGAGCGTGCAGATAACATGTCGATCTTCCTTCAGAAGCTGATCATTGAAACACCGTGGTTAGCACACCTTAGACCAAAAGCTGATGATAGTCGGTGGTCTCGCATTAGCTTTGATGTTAACTGCTCTCCTCACCAAGCACCCTCCGTTAAGTCAGTTGGAATCACAGGTCAGCTAACAGGTAGCCGTGCAGACCTGATGATTCTCGATGACATCGAAGTACCTGGTAACTCTATGACGGAGATGATGCGAGAAAAGCTCCTTCAACTTTGTACGGAAGCTGAGTCTATCCTTACACCTAAGAAGGACTCACGCATTATGTACCTTGGTACACCACAGACTACCTTTACCATTTACCGTAAGTTAGCTGAGCGTAACTATCGCCCCTTTGTTTGGCCATCACGTTACCCACGTAAAGATAAACTAACTCAATATGAAAACCTTCTAGCACCACAGATCGTTGAAGACATCGAGATGGGTGCAGAGGAGTGGACTCCTACGGACCCTGATCGTTTTACCAGTGATGACTTGTTAGAACGTGAAGCAGCTATGGGTCGTAGCAACTTCATGTTGCAGTTCCAACTGGATACTACCCTGAGTGATGCTGAGAAGTTCCCCCTTAAGTTCTCTGATCTTGTGGTAACTGCTGTTAACCCTACACAAGCTCCTGATGCTGTGGTGTGGTGTAGTGACCCCCGTAACATCCTTAA